AAAATAACCCCACTAGAAGCCTTGTATCAATTTGGTTCTTTTAGATTAAGTGCCATCATTTTTGAGTTAAGGCAAGAGGGGTTCAATATCATCACTCACAACAAAACAGTCGATGGCAAAACCTTTGCTGAATATGAACTTGTGAAGGGTGAAAACAATGGCTGAATATGATAATTCAAAAAGTTTCCTAGAGTGGGAAATGGACAAAGCTATTGACCAAAAAAAAGAACACGCTTTAGCCAAGCATTCAAGTGAAATAAGGGTAATGGATAGGCTTATAAATGCTATTGATGAATACTTAATTCGATTTGGCAGGGAAAGTAATGTGCATGACCAATGCTTTGAGTTGAAAAAACAAATTGAAGAAAACAAAAAGCACACTCAAGAATATATGGATAAGATATGAGAGAGCATTTTGAAAAATTTGATTTGTTGCCTTTATCCTTTAGTCACCTCAATGAGTTCGCTTTTTACAGGGAACGATGGGCGTTAAAAAGAATATTCGGCTATGAGTTCCCTACAAGTGCATCTGGTATTAGAGGGCAATGTGTTGAGTCTGGAGTGAATATGTTTCTAAATGGAATACCTTTAGAAGAAGCTACAGAAAAGATGTTAGCGGAATATGATACTAATTGCTCAAGGATAACTGACCCTAAAGTAGTCGATGAACGAAATAACTTAGTGCCACTATTACAGCTAGGAACTAAGGAGTTTCAGAAATACGCTTACTCATGGAATCTATTGACCTACCAAAAAAAGGTAGAATTAGAAATAGATACCATACCTTTTGTGGGTTACACCGACTTTCACTTTGAAGATAAGAAGACCAAAGAGGATTTTTATATCGATTTGAAAACGTCTAAAAGCCTTCCCCAAAGGGTTAGTATTTCCCATGCCATGCAACAGTCTATCTACCAAAAAGCAACTAATGCTACGCAACATCTATGGTATCTGAAGAACCCAACAAAGACTAAGGATGCTGAATTTATTGCTATGTCATTAGATGATTATGGTGAGCCTATGCGGATATGTAAGCATATTCTGAAAGTTATGGGTAATTACCTAAAAACTGTTGATACCCCAGATGATGTTAGAGACTCTCTAGTTCCAAACCCAGACAACTGGATATGGAAAGAACAGACTGTTCTTCAAGCTAGAAAGGACGTATGGGGGTATTAAACCAAAAAACCCCTTTAGGTTTTCATCTAGAGGGGTTACAATAAACTAAATTGGAGTTCGAAAAAATGATTATACACGAAAATTCAAAACCAACGCAGAAAATGAAAGCGTGGTATCTGTTCACAGAAGACTTTGTTGCAGGTACTCAACACCTTACAAATGAGGAAGTCGGAATATACATAAGGCTTTTATGTTTTAACTGGAATAAACGCTGTGCAGGTATACCAAATGATGCAAACACACAGTACAGAATAGCTAATTGTTTTACAGATAATGAGAAAAAAAGCTGTGATAATGTTCTAAAAGAGTTTTTTGTTCTAGTGAACGATAATTACCAGAACGAAAGACAATTACAGGAATATCTTTATATTTCAAGGCGTATGGAAGCATCTAAGGAAAATGGTAAGCTTGGCGGTAGACCAAAAAAACCTAGCACCGAACCTAGCGATAACCTAGATAAAACCCCCCTACCCCATACCCCTACCCCTACCGCTAAACAAACCAAAGTAAGTTACGCACCCTCCTTTTTAAAATTTTGGGAAAAGGTAGCGAATAAGGTATCTAAGGGAATAGCCGAAAAGAACTATATGAAGCTAGAAGACGAATGGATAGAGAAGCCAGAAGAACTAGCAGAGATGTATAACAAATATTATAAATCTGTAGAAGATAAACAGTTCGCTAAACAACCTGCTTTCTGGCTATCAGCTAAGAAGTATGAAGACGAAAAGCCTAAAGCACTAAGCACAGAAAAGGTTGATTTGTACCCCCTTAGACTTAAAGACTACAAAAAAGTTGTAGAAGAAAAAAGGTCTAGGAATTACGTTTCTCAACAAGCGTTACAGCATATTGAGGAAGTTCAGAGAGCTATAAAAGATGGGGAGTTCTCTAAAGATGATGCCGAAACATATTTAGATTTGAGAGGATGGTTATAATGAAAATAAATAGCATAGCAATAGATAAGATTATCCCTTATCACAACAACCCTAGAAAAGACCAAGCTGTAGACAAGGTGGCAAGTTCTATAAATGAATATGGATTTCAACAACCTATAGTCGTTGATAAAAATATGGTGGTCGTAGTCGGTCACACAAGGCTTATGGGTGCTAAAAAACTAGGTTTGAAAAGAGTCCCTACTGTCATAGCCGATTTATCAGAGACCCAAGCTAAAGCCTATAGAATAGCGGACAATAGAATAAATGAGGATAGCACTTGGGATATGGAGTTGCTTAACTTAGAAATAGCAGGTCTGTCAGAGGTTGACTTTGATTTAGATTTATTAGGTTTTGATTCATCAGAGTTAGATAAATTTTTCGTAAATGATGAGGAATATTTAACAGATGAAGATGAAGTTCCAGAACCGCCCAAAGAACCTAAATCGAAATTAGGAGATGTGTATCAATTAGGCGACCACAGATTAATGTGCGGAAATTCTTGTTTATCCGAAGATGTTGATAAACTGATGGATGGTAAAATATCTGATATGGTTTTTACTGACCCACCTTACAATGTAAGTATAGGAACAATAAAACATTCAAAATTTAAACAAAGAGAAATACTTAATGATTCTATGACAAAAAACGATTTTAGGTCTTTTTGCGTTGATTTTGCGAGTTCAATTAAAGAATTTAATCGAGGAATTATTTACTGTTGGTCAGGTCAGGGAGAAGATGGAAGAGTAATGTTCACAGTGTTAGATGAATTTTTTCATAATTCAACTACAATAATCTGGAAAAAACAGCAGTTTACTTTAGGAAGAGGTAAATATCAAAACCAATATGAGCCTTGCTGGTTTGGCTGGAATAAAGATGGAAGTTCTTTTTCGAATGACAGAAAATTAGTTAATGTATGGGAGGTAAACAGACCACAAAAATCGGAATTACATCCAACTATGAAACCAGTAGAATTAACCGAAATTGCTCTAACTCATTCTTCTAAAATGAAAGATATAGTATTAGATTTATTTGGAGGGTCAGGTTCAACTTTGATTGCTTGTGAAAAACTTCAAAGACAAGCTAGGATGATGGAGCTAGACCCCAAATATGTAGATGTCATAATTCAAAGGTGGGAAAACTTTACTGGCAAAAAAGCTAAAAAGATATGCTAGAGATTATTACATACACAATGTATCTGATAACTATCACAGATATAGAAACGGCTAGTGTTGAAGTTCACCGCCTTGTCTTTGACAACCATGCGGAGTGTGTATCGTTAGCCACAGCCATCAACCAAGTTCGTGACCCTATTTCTACTAAAAAGAATTGTAGAAGCGTCATTAACTATTATTGGGAGTTACCATAATGGATAAAGATTACGAAAAAATATTTGCACTAAAACCTATAGTTCCAGATACAGGTCAACGAAACACTAGGGTATTTAAAAAGAAAACAGTCGAGATTATGAAAAAATTTGCCAACAAACAAAGAAAAGAAAATAAGAAAAAACTTTAAAAACTTATAATTTATTGTTAAATATTATTCGTGGCATTAGTCGACATAGTTAAGGACTGTTCTCAGTCGCAGTACTGGTGATTAGTGGTTGAACCTTGAGAAGCTGTGCCACACCACCTAACTATGGGGTATAAATAGGATGGCACGACCAAAGAAGTATAACATAGATACAAAACAGCTACAAAAACTAGCGTCATTTGGTTGTACTAATATAGAAATGGCAGACTTTTTTGGTTGCTCTCCAGACCTTTTAGAGAAGAGTTATTCGGAATTTCTCAGAAAAGGGAGGTCTCAGATGAAGATGAGGTTAAGACAACTTCAATGGAAGTCCGCTGAAAATGGCAACGTAACCATGCAGATATTCTTAGGAAAGAATATTCTTGGTCAGCAAGATAAGATAGAAACAAGTGAATTAGATGAACCGCTAGTGTGGTCAGCGGATTAATGCCACTTACAGCACCACAGAAGAAAGTAATCAAAGATGACTCACGATTTAGGGTTCTGATTACAGGGCGTAGGTTTGGTAAAACATATCTAGCCATAAACGAATTAGCTAAGTTTGCTAGTCAACCAAAAAAAAAGGTTTGGTATGTTGCACCCAGTTATAGACAGGCAAAGGCTATATGTTGGAGTGTTCTCAAAGAAAAGATGATTAATCACAAATGGGTAAAGAATATAAACCATAGTGATTTAACGTTAACTTTGAAAAATAACTCAACTATAACTTTAAGGGGTTCAGATAATGAGCAGAGCCTTAGAGGTGTTGGTTTAGACTTTCTTTGCATAGATGAGTTTGCTGACGTTAATAAAGAGGCTTGGTATGAGGTGCTTAGACCTACACTATCCGATACTAAAGGTCATGCGTTATTCTGTGGAAGTCCAAGAGGGTTTGGAAACTGGTCGTATGAGTTATTCAAGCAGGGGGAAACAAATAACGATTGGTCATCATTCAAATATACAACGTTAGAAGGTGGTCAAGTATCTGATGATGAAATAGAACAGGCAAAACAAGACCTAGACCTTAGAACCTTTCAACAAGAATACGAAGCGACTTTTGTTAATTATTCTGGAATGATTTATTACAACTTCAGTCGAGATAAAAACATAGTAGAGCAGTACAAGAAAAATAGTGGTATATTGCATATAGGTTTAGACTTCAACGTAGACCCTATGAGTGCTGTTGTCTGTGTTATAGAAAATGATAGAATTTATATGATAGATGAGATACAAATATATAGCAGTAATACGAATGAAATGTGTGATGAAATCAAAACCAGATACAAAGGAAAGCAAATAGTGGTTTATCCAGACCCAAGTGCTAGGCAAAGAAAAACAAGTGCAGGTGGAATAACTGACTTAGCTATATTGAAAAACTTTGGATTTGATGTAAGATGTAAGAATACAGCACCTTTAGTTAGGGATAGGATTAACGCAGTAAATTCTAAGTTGAAGAACGTAAATGGTAAAAATAGTTTGTTTATTGTTAAGTCCTGTAAAAATGCAATCAAAAGCATAGAGCGACAAATTTACAAGGAAGGTACGCATATTCCAGACAAAGATAGTGGGTATGACCATATGAATGATGCTCTAGGGTACTTAGTAGAGTATAATTTTCCACTAAAAAGGAATTTTGCACCAAGCCAACCTAAAAGGTGGAGTTAATGGATAGGGAAACACTTACAAGCAAACACGACTTATGGAACGCTAATATTTCTAATTGGGAGTTCTATATTCGTAGTTATCTAGGCGGTAATGATTATAAAAACGGCTATTACCTACACCGATATGTTTTAGAGTCACCAGAAGAATATGACGCTAGAATAAGACACACACCAGTAGATAATCATTGTAAGAATGTCGTTCAGATATACACAAGCTTTCTATGGCGTGTTCCCCCAACAAGAGATTATGGGTCTTTGGATGGTGATGAGCAGTTAAGTTCATTCCTCATGGACGCTGACTTAGATGGTCGCTCATTCAACACAGTTATGCGTGAAGTACAAATGAACGCCAGTATTTATGGCAACTGTTGGGTGATAGTTGATAAGCCACAGTCAAACGCTAACACCAGAGCAGAAGAACTAGCACAGGATATCAGACCTTATATCAGTATTTACACCCCAGAAAATGTTGTAAACTGGAATTACAGGCGGTCACCTAGTGGTAGATTCTATCTTGATATGCTCATGGTGGTTGAGGATATAAACGCAGATAGAGCAATTATCAAAGTATTCACAGAAGAAACTATCAGCACCTATGAAGTTGAGGAGTATCAAGAAGAATACACAGAAGGGGATGCAAGGCTTATAGAGGAAATACCTAACCCATTGGGAAAAATACCTGCTGTTAATGTGTATAATCTAAGGGGTGCTAAAAGACCTATAGGTATTAGTGACCTTGCTGATGTGGCATTTCTACAACAGTCAATCTATAACGACTATTCGGAGAAAGAACAGCTTATCAGACTAGCAAACCACCCAAGCCTTGTAAAAACACCTAATGTAGAAGCTAGTGCAGGTGCAGGGTCTATAATAGAGATACCAGAAGACCTAGAAGCAAGTCTAAAGCCTTACATAATACAGCCAAGCGGTCAGAACCTAGATGGAATAATGAAGTGTATTCAGAACAAAGTAGACGCTATTGACAGGATAACACACATGGGTTCAGTAAGGGCAACAGGTACACAGATAGCTAGTGGAATTGCTCTACAAACAGAATTTCAGCTACTAAACGCCAGACTATCAGAGAAAGCCGATTATCTTGAGAACGCAGAAGAACAGATATGGGGTTTGTTTGCTATGTGGCAAGATAAACAGTTTGATGGTTCGGTAAACTATCCAGATACTTTTGATATAAGAGATTGGGCGAATGACCTTCAATATCTTCAGATGGCTAAAGCTAGTGGTATCAAGTCCGAAACATTTAACAAGGAACTAGATAAGCAGATAGCACAGGCAGTCATTGACGATAGCGAAATGATAAAATCTATAAATGAAGAAATAGACAGCACCAGAGCCGTAAGAGGACAGTTTCAAACAACAGAAGTAGAAGGACAGACAGTTGAAGAAGAAGCGTAAACGTAGGCAAGTACCCAAAGACAAAAGAACTGGTATTCCTAAAAAATATCTTTCTGGTCTAAAAGGTGCAAAAAGAAGTGCGAGAGCGAGTTTATTGAAACAAGTAAGTGCTTTATATAAAGCAGGTGCAAGAATACCACGCTCATTACTACAGAGAAGGAACAGGGCATAATGGCAGTAAGAAGGAAACCTTTATCAGCGAAAACACTAGCAACACTTAGAGCAAAAGCAAAGAAATCAAAATTATTCAATTTAACAGATTTAAAAGCTAGTTTTCGTAGGGGTCAAGGTGCGTTTCTTGGTGCAGGGTCAAGACCAAGAATACCCATGAATGCTTGGGCGATGGCTAGAGTAAACAAGCTAATAAGTAGGGGTCGGTCTGGAACATTCGATAAAGACATAATTAGAAGAGCGTCAAAAAGAAAAAGAAAATAATGGCAAAGTATAGAGGTAGAGAAGTAAAGCTAAACAAGCCTTTTAGATTATCGACAACGGAATCTAAGAGAAAAAAGTTTGGGGTTTATGTGAAAAACAAATCTACAGGCAATATTAAAAAAGTTACATTCGGTGCTAGGGGTATGACCATAAAGAAAAACATCCCTGCAAGACAGAAATCATTTTTGGCTAGGATGGGTGGGGTACTCAAGGAAGTAAAAGGACAAAAGACGCTTTCCCCTGCTTACTGGTCAATCAGAGCTTGGAAAAAAGACTTCCCCCTATAATGTCAAAGATATTAGATAAATTAGCTGACCAACACGAACAGCGTATTATTGATGTACTCTATAGGCTAGAAGAAGACGTTATTAGAGAAGTCACGAGAGCTACAGGCGGTAAGCTTGTTTCACAAAGACTAGCGATACAACTACAACCTGCTATCAGAAACCTAGTGGAAACCACATTTCTAGACGAAGCCGATACCATAATAAACGAAGAATATAACAAGATTGCAAAAGAGGTCTTAGACACATTTGGAGAAATGCCTATACCTAAAAAATTCAAAAGCCTAACCGAAGTAGACCTTACAACATTGAACGCTCTCAAAACTCAGTCTTTTAGTGGCTTTGAAGATATAGCAGAGAGATTTCTAAAGGTGATTAATGATGAGGTTTACCAAAGCACCATAGCAGGTAGACCATTTGATGACATGGTAAGTAATATTCGTTCCCATATCAACGGAGTGTATAAGCAATCAAACATAGCAGAAATAAATGAACTGGTAGACTTTATAAACGAAAACAAATTCGATAACGCTAAGAGAGCAGAGATAGAAGAAGCGGTTAGAAAGCTACACACACAATACGCAAGTGATAGGGCAGGGAATAATCTTAGACGCTATGCAAGTCAGATAGCACATGATTCAGTAATGCAGTTTCACGGACAGTTTACAGTTGCTAAAGCTAAAGACGCAGGGTTGACCCATTATAGGTACACAGGCACTTTAGTAAGAGATAGTAGACCTTTCTGTAGAGATATGTTAAATAAAACATTAACCGAAAAAGAAATTCGGGATACTTGGAATAATCAAGGGTGGCAAGGCAAGTCCACAGGTGACCCCTTCATAGTTCGTGGCGGTTATCGTTGTCGACACACTTGGATTCCAACAAACCCAGAGTGGGATATATAGGAGATTTAAATGGCTGAAGAGAACCAAGTAGAACAGACTGCTGAAACAAAAGAAGAAGAAAAACCACAAGTGCAAGAAACACCAACAGGACAAACATTCACTGTAGATGAAATGAATGAAATCGTTAAAAATAGATTAGCCAAAGAAAGAGGTATTTGGTATAAAAAGCTTGGTGTTGATGACTTTGATGTTGCCGTACAAGCTGTAAAGACGCAGAAGGATGCAGAGGAAAAGCAACGTATTCAAAAGGGTGAGTTTGAAGAAATATTGAAAACAAGAACCCAAGAGTTCAATAAAGAAAAGCAGAATTTAGAAAGTCAGCTAAGAGATATCAAGATAAACAAGTCGTTATTATCTTCAGCATCCAAGAATAAAGCTATAAATCCAGACCAAGTAGTTGAGTTGTTAAAAACCAACATTCAACTAAACGAAAGTGGTAATGTGGAAATTCTTGATAAAAATGGAATAGCGAGATACAATAAGGTGGGTGAACTTTTGACTACAGACGAATTAGTACAAGAGTTTCTTACACAAAACCCTCACTTTGTTAGTGCTACCCCAAGTGGTTCTGGCTCTGTGTCAAATGTGGATAGGCAAGAACTCAGTAAGCCTTTAAATTTGAGTGAATTAAATTTTAATAATCCAGAGGACAGGAAAAGGTATGCCGAATATAAAAGGCAAAGAGATTCCAAACCAAGAATTATTAATTCAAACCCTTAATTTGTTTTATTTAAAGGAGTAAACAATGGCAAATGAAACAACCAGTAGTACCATTTCTGAACTCTATACAGAAATCGTAGCCGAAGCATTGTTCGTAGCAAGTGAACAGTCAATAATGAGAAACCTAGTCAGAAACTACACTATTGCAGGTGGCGGTAAGTCTGTTGAAGTACCAGTTTACGCAACAGTATCAGCGAGTGCAGTTAGTGAAGCGTCTGACCTATCCAATACAGCCGTTAACCCAACATCTGTTACAATAACAGCTAGTGAAGTAGGTATTATGACCACATTGACCGATTTAGCTAGAAACTCAGCGTCAAGAAACGTTGCAGGTGACATTGGTAGATTATTCGGTGAAGCTATCGCAAGAAAAGTGGATGCAGACCTATCAGCATTATTCACAGGCTTTTCAACAGAAAAAGCAGGTGGAGCAGGTCAAGAACTCACAGTTCAAGATATCTTTGAAGCAAGTGCAGAACTAAGAACAGCAAACGCACCTGCACCATATTACGGAGTTTTCCACCCAAAGCAGATATTCAACGTCAAGAAGTCTTTGACCAACACATTTGTGGGTAGAGATACCGAATTGTCAAACGAAGCCATGAGAAGCGGTTTTGTAGGAACTATAGCAGGGGTTCAAATCTTTGAATCTTCAAATATTTCTGTTGATGGTTCTGATGACTCTATCGGTGGTGTATTCTCTCAAGACGCTCTTGCTTTAGCAATGATGCAAGACCTAAAGCTTGAAACACAAAGAGATGCTTCATTAAGAGCAGATGAAATTGTTGCTACTGCCGTTTATGGAGTTAGTGAAATCCATGATAGTTATGGAGTTAAGTTGACTGCCGACACACTAGCTACATAAAAACTATGGGGGTGGGAAACTACCCCCTTTTTTTAAGGGATTATGACAATGGAAATGGTAAAGCTTGTTAAAGGCGATAGGGTTATAGAAAGACCTAAAGTTGATTACGAGAACAATATAAACATTTGGGGTTTACGAGGTTGGACGCTTGACGAAGGAAAAGCCAAGCCAGAACCAAAAGTTGAACCAAAAGCAGAAGCACCAAAGCCTAAGAGAACAACAAAGAAAGCTGAATAATGGCTACAAACGAATTTAATGTTGCTAACACCAGTTTACAGAAAATACAGCCAGATATTCTTGGTTTTGGGGTAACAACTTTTGAAGACCAACTTCAATTTGCCGAAAATGATGTAATTAGGCGTGTAAGAGAAGAATGGTGGGAAAGATACCGCCACACAGTACGCTATAAGGACATTACTAAGATAACATCAGTAGAAATGGATAGTTCTAAACTCACAGACTCACAATGGACACAATCAGTAGTTTATTTGTGTTTATGGAAATATGTTTACCCTATTTTGACTAAATGGCGTGACCCAGACACAGGGGAAGGTAAAGACGCATTTCAAGTGCAGATTGACTTCTACAGGGATAGATATGAAGAAGAATTTCAAGCTATTCTAAGGGATGGGGTTGAGTATGATGAAGATGGTGGCGGTACAGTAAGCGATAGCGAGAAAGAACCTATACACCACT